CCAGCTCAGACTTGGATTCTTTGTGAATCACATGGTAGCAATAGTCACCACGCTTGTGGTCGTACACGGTCGCCTCAAGCAGCTCGATGTCTTCGGTCGGCTTGTCTGCGATCTTGCGCGCCAGGTCAGCGCCGATGTTGGCGTCTGGCCATTGGCGCTGAATGCTCTCACCCTTCATGCGCAGGCGACGGTAGACATTGTCCACCTGGCCATTCGCGCCCTCTTCATAACTCACCAAAAACAGCGGCACGGGGATGAAGTTGATGGGGCTAACATCATCACCAGGCTGCACCATCATCGCTGCAGTGCCAACAGCCAGGTCAAGCAAGAACTCACCCATGGCAATGTCAAAGTTTGACTGGCGCAGCGTCGCAAACATCTTGTCGCCATACAAATCAAGAATGGCTTGCGCCTGTGGGCGTCGCTCAAACGGGATGTCCAAGCCGGCATCAAGGCGACACCACTTGCGTTGTGGTGGAAATACAACAGACTGCAGGCGGTTGGCAAAGCGCTGGGTTGAGTTGATGGCGGTCGAGTCAAAGACGCGCTGCATCTTCTTGCTGCCAGTGCTGCCACCCTCCCAGATGCCATACAGCTGGCGCTGTGGCAGGGCAAACTCATAGGCGTCTTGATAGAGCTGTTGAAATTCGTCTTTCTTTTTCTGCGCCAGGTCTTGACGCTTGATGATCTGCTCAACAGTTAAGCGCATGCCGCCAGTTTGTTTGTACTCTTTCATGACTTCACCTCTTTCATCAGACCGACTTTGCGAGCGCGTCGCTGTTCAGACAAGCCAATTGCGATTGCTTGCTTGCGGCTTGTCACCTTGTCGCCAGAGCTTGATTTGAGTGTGCCTGCTTTGTACTCGCTCATTACTTTTTCGACTTTGTCTGTCTTCATCATCCAACTCCCAGTGTTTGTGTTGTGCCAAGCGAGCCGCCAGCGCTCATGCCACCGCCATAGCCAAGTGTTTGTGGTCCACCTGATGCGGTTGCACCAGCCAACAGTGGCCTGGCCACAGTGCTGCGTGCAGCCTTCTTGCGTGCGACTTCTCTCTCAGCACCGGTGCGCTGAAAGCCCTCTGTTTCAATGCGCGTCTTCTCGGCTTGGGCAGCGGCTCTTTCTTCAAATGCCTTCTTCTCAGCGGCCAATCGCTCTTGCTCTGCTTTGGCTTGCGCGGCCATGGCTGCGGCTTCCTCTTGCATGCGCTTTTGCATGGCCTCGTAGTCGGCCTGCTGCTTCAAAATCACATCACGCTCTTGCTGTGCCAGCGCGTCAAGCTCGGCTTGTGCCTTGGCAAAGGCTTGCTCATCAGCTTGGCGTGCTGCTTCGGACTGCGCCGCTTCAGTTTCAAGTTGAATGCGAGCTTGTTCTGCAGCTGCGCTTTGCTCTTGCAAGAATTTTGTGATCTCAGCGTCAGCAATGCCAGCGCCTTGCATCGCAATCACAGCGTTTTTGTAGACCGGATCAACAGTGTTGGGGTCAACTTTTGACGCGGTTGCTGCTGGCGCTGCAGGCACACCACCGGCAACCTGCAAGCCAATGGGGATCGGCTGGCCTTTGGCCAGCATCTCGTTGTATTTTTCTTGCGATACGGTTGCGACAGCCATGGCTTACGCTCCAAGCAGGGTTTTTTGCTGCTCTTCTTGAGTGATGCCAAGCTCTGGGTTGAGTCGAGCTTCAGACAACAGCGAGCGACGGCCACTGCGACGGCGTGCTGTGCTGTCAGGTCTTGCATCAGCTTGGCCTGCTGCTCTGCAGTCAGTTTGGTCTGCTCAAGACGGGCAGCGGCATCGGCTTTTTGTTGTTCAAGTGCCGCAGACTGCTGCTCACGCGACTGTTGCATTTGTTGCGCCTGCAAATCTCTTGCCTTTTGCGCCTCAAGCGCTGTTGCCTCACGGCTTTTCTGGGCTTCAGCAGCTGCAGACTCACGCGCTTTGCGTGCTTCTTCAATGGCTTGAGCTTGCGCCTGCGCTGCCTGCTCGCGTGCGAGCTTTGCGTTGGTTGCCGATGCGCGTGCAACATCAACACCAGCACCGATCTTTGCGCCAGCAGCCATGCCAACACCAGGCACTAAATATCCAACACCAGCGCCGATAATCGTGCCGGTCAGATCAACGCCACCAATTGAAATCGAAGGCAATTTAAAAAACTCAGCTTCACCAGTCTCAGGGTTTCTGCTGTTTTTCTCATGTCCGACAGTGTATTGCTCCATGGTCGTGCCAAGCGCCTCAAAACCTTTTTGAAGCATTTGCTTTACTTGGGGGTGATTTGCCAAATCAACCGGCACAACAATCTCGCCCTTGGCCACATGCGCCATCATGCTGTCATTGCCACGGCCATCAGCTGCAGCCTCTTTCAACAACGCACGCTTTTCACGGTTCTTCACAGTTTGTTTCATTTAGCACCCCAGCAGTTCAATTTCAACCGATTCTATTGGATTCTGTACAGCGCGCAATGGTCTGATATACGCAAGATATACATCAACCAAACACATCGAAGTCAAGGCTGGCCACGGTTTGCTGCATTGGCCTGCCACCGAGCTGGTGGGTGCGAGTCATGCGGTTGTATTCACCGCCGCCCAGCATCAAGTACCCGAATGAGTCACCAATGTGTGAGTGTTCGTTCTTGTTTGGCGCGTCCCTGAAGCGTTCTTGGCCAGCGCCGACCGCAACGCGCTTGAAGTGATACCCACCGCCCAGCGCTTTGCGCAGCAGTTTGCACTCGCGGTTGACAATCAGCCCTGGCTGGCCCTTGATCAGCCGCTGCATGGGGGCTGCAGACGCCTCGCGACGCACTTTGAAGTCGTTGCTCGCGGTCGGCTGCGCACGCAGGCCAAGTGTTCGCAGGAATTCAAAGGCAGTCACCTCATAAATGGCGTCACGCGCCTGGCCAGCGGGGTCACCCCACACCAAAACCTGGTGATTTGGGTAGCGCTGATTTAACTCGGCCAGCAACTGCATGCCAAAACGCTCAAGGCCCATGTCAAATGTCACAATTTCTTGGTGAATTTGCCACTGGCCATTGGGCATGCGCTGGCCAATGGTGGCCGCAGGCGTCAAACCGAAGTCAAGACCGATCTGAATCGGCACGGTCGGGTCAACAACGGTGTCGCCAGACATGGTCGAGTCGTCATACTCTGGCCAGACGGGTCTGCCTTCCTGCACATAGGTGTATTCGCCACCGGCATAGCAGCGAATCCAGTCCAAATTCTTGCCAAGCAGCATCTGTGGGTAGTAGCCAGATGGCAGATTGTTCAAATTCTCAGCCTTTGGGTTGATCTTCCACCACTTGCCGGCGCTGAAAATGTGGTCGTTGGCCTCTGGCATGTCAGGCAAGTCGTCGGTGTCAACGGCCACCACGCCGCCAGGCTGCTTCCAAAACTTCCAAGCGTACTTGCCGGTCATTTTTTCTTTCTCAGCCATGTTGTGCCACCAGTGATCGTCGTCCATGGGGTTGGTGTCCATCAGAATGCCGTGCCAAGTCGCACCGCCATCGCGCTTTGTCGGGTATCGGCCAACGCGGTGGGTCAGGCCGTCGATCACAGCCTTGGGCAGCTCACGCGCCTCGTTGACCCACGCGCCTGAAAGCTCAAGCGACAGCAGCTTGCGCACATCTTTTGGTTGATCAAGGGCCAAGAAGATCACCTCAAGGTCCAAGCCAGGCGCACCGTCGCGCTCTGGCAGTCGGATGTGGTGAGTGATCGGTGGCGTCCACAGCATCGGGCCAAATGTTGACTCAGGGAATAAGTCCAGCCAAGTCTTGATGGTGGTGGTCTTCAGCATTGGGTAGCTGTTTCGCACCACGGCCCAGCGGCTGTATCTGATGTTGTCAATGGGCGACGGCTTTTGCTGCACGGCCTTGATGAAAATCTTGCCGCAGCACCCGTATGACTTGCCGGACCCCACCGGCCCCATCAAGCCCTGCACGAAGGCATTGGATTGAATAAAGTCGTAGATCACCGGCGACTGGCTGAAGTCGAGTTTTAGACCGGTTGGCGCAATGGCCTTGTCACTTTGTTCTTTTGTTCTTGCCATTTTTGTCTTTCTTTGCAGTTAAGATTTTCATCAGGTCATCAACATGGAAACGCCTGGGGTCGCCAGCCAGCAGCGCAGACTTCTCGCTGACCGGCACGCCAAGCGATATTTCACGACCCTTGCCACGCATGTCGTTGACCACCTTGCTCTGCGACTTGCTGTATGTCGCAGCCTTGTTCAGCTCGGTCCAGTCAATCGGTGACTTGTACGCA